AAAAGTAGCCGTTCCAAGTACGTACAAGTTCGACCCGTTCGGGGGATTACTGATGGTCCCTATAGACACCCCGTTTCCGTAGGCGACGTTTGCACTCACGGTCGTCCATTGACTTGTTGGTACGAATATTGAATTGGAAACAGCCGTCACACGACCGTACTGATCGACGGTGACTTGTGGAATGTTCGATGTTGACCCGTAAGGACCCGCACTGACTCCACTCGGGGGAAACACGCTCGTCGAAAGAGTTCCCAGGATGACGTTGGATGCGTTTATGTTTGAAATTGCAGACCCGTTCGAAACCACCAAAAGACCCTGGACCGAAAGACCTGTCAAGGTTCCTACAGAGGTTATGTTGGGTTGGGCGGCCGTCACGACGGACTGAGCTGTTGCGACCGTCCCTGAAATAGAAGAAGCCGGAACGCCCGTGAGACTTGCACCCGAGCCCGAGAATGTTCCTGCAAACACCGTACCAGTCACTGAGAGACTTGAGAGAGTTCCCACGGATGTTATGTTCGGTTGAGACGCTTGAGACACTACCTGAGCCACAACAGCGCTCTGGACCGCCCCCGTGATGCTCGACCCCGGAACCCCTGTGAGTCCCGACCCGGATCCCGAAAAGGTTCCAGAGGATGTGGTTCCCGAGACTGATAGACTCGAAAGGGTTCCCACGGAGGTGATGTTCGGCTGCGAAGCCTGTGAAACCACCAGAGCCGTTGTTGCATTCGCCACGTTCCCAGTGACGTTCGAACCTGTTATGTTGCTGAGCGTGTTCCCTTGAATCAACGCGCTACTCACGATCCCAAAAGTCAAGTTGGAGGCGTTCAGATTACTCACCGTGTTTCCCTGAATCAACGAAGAGTTCACGATTCCAAAAGCCAAATTCGAGGCGTTCAGGTTGCTTATGGTATTAGGTAAAAGGCCTACGATATTTGAAAATTGGACGTTACTCAGCGTATTGCCATAGATGAGCGAAGAATTCACGATTCCAAAAGATAGGTTCGAGGCATTCAGGTTACTCAGGACGTTTCCTGTGACGTATCCGGCAATGTTTGAGACTTGAATGTTACTGATTGTGTTTCCTTGAATCAACGCGCTATTGATGGTCCCGAAAGCTAGGTTCGAGGCGTTCAGGTTACTCAGGACGTTTCCTGTAACAAACCCTGAGACGTTAGATACTTGAATGTTACTGATTGTGTTTCCTTGAATCAAGGCGCTATTCACGATGCCAAAAGCCAGGTTCGAGGCGTTCAGGTTGCTTATGGTGTTTGGTAAAAGACCGACGATATTTGAAAACTGGATATTGCTCAAAGTGTTTCCATAGATGAGTGCGGTATTCACGAGCCCGAAAGCCAAGTTTGATGCGTTCAAGTTGGTCAGACCAGATGCGTTCCCGTAATACGCACCGGCGGTGACGATATTGAGGTTAGACGTTCCCAAGACGTTGAGTGTTTGTGAACCAAAAATAATTGCTGAATTTGCAAAAAGGGTCGTCACGTTCAAGGTGTCCATGTTCGCCGTACCGAGGACATAGAGGTTCGACCCCGGAGGTGGATTACTCAGAGTTCCTATGGAGACGCCGTTCTGGTACGCGACGTTTCCAGCTATGGTCGTCCATTGAGACGACGTGATGGCGACGTTTGCCGCGGCCGATACTCGCCCGTACTGGTCCACTGTCACCTGCGACACGTTTGCACTCGAGCCCCATGTCCCCTGGGCCGTGTTCAAAATAGGTAAATTTGTACTCAAAATTGAATTCTGAAAAGAAAGGTTGGTTGTTGTGACTGAGTTGGCCACGTACAAGTTTGTGAGGTTTGCCGACCCCACAAGGTTCGAAGCGTTGATGTTGGACAGGCCCGAGCCGTTCCCAAAGAAAGCGCCACCTTGAACTGTCACCGCTTGGAGTGTCGACACGTTCGCTATACCCGAGATATTGATCGAATTGTAAATGATGGTCCCTATAATCTGACCGGCGACGTACAAGTTTCCCGTAAAAGTTCCGTCCTGGCTGATGATGTTACCAGCGATGACGTTTCCGTTTGTACTCAGGACGTTTGATGCGATAATCACATTGGCTGGAGGACAGCACTGAGCTGCTGCTACGGGAATGTACCCTCCGTTGGCGATACCATCGCACATCTCTAGTAAAGGTTAACATTTACTTTCGGGCAAAGATAACAAGCAAAAGGGCGAGTAGGGTTGCTGCAATTATGACGTACGTTTTGGTCTTTTCACCCGAGTCCCATGGAACGGGCGGCGGGAGGCTGTCTGGTCTGTCTGGCTCCTCAGGGACCGGTATGGTTTCGAATCTCAAGAGGAACATGTTTCGTCCGAGATCTCTACCGAGAACAGAGTCGTAAAACAAAGACCCGTTTCCGGCATTTCTCCACGAGATGGTCAAACGATCAATACTATCTATACGCGAAGGGTACTCCGTCGCAATTTTGTAATTTTGAGAGTAAAATTCGTTGTTATATATGAAGCTCGTGTTTGAAAAGGTTGAAGCGTTTGATGCGAGAGAGATGGCCGCCTTGACGGGAACAAAAGCAAAAGCCCCTGAAAAGGCGTTCGAGTTGGGGACGGCCATGGCGTTTCCCGTCGTGCTTAGGGCCGAGGCGACAAGGGTCTGGGTCGACCGAAGCTCTTGTATATCCAAAGTCAGATACTGCGAACTGAACACGTTCGGCAACATGGCCGAAAGGACCTCGACTCTTGACACGTTATGAATCGGGGTCGACAGGTACAGAGTATATGAGTTTGAATTTGGAAACAAATTTTGGTTCCGGTTATTGGAATCTACATAGACGACGTAGTCCATCTAATAGGGCTTTTGAAAAAAGCCCGGCGGGAAAACCACGGGTTTTCCCTCTCTTAGGAGTTTATTCGGGGGCCTAGGGCGCCTTTGGGGATCACAGGGCGGGTGCTACACACCCGCCCTGGCCTTTTTAGGCCTGTGCCTCTCCCCAAAACAGGTTGACTTGTACGGGCCCACTTGGTCCTGTATTGTTATTTTGGATCAAAATTGCAAGCACATCAGGTCCGTCCGGGAACGGCTGGTTTCCACCTATGACGGCATTCGTCATCTCCTTGAGTGCTGAAAGGTCCAAGTTGTTCTGGTTATTTCCCTGAACGATCGTCTGGAAAATACGTTCACCTGCTTGAGGAGTGGTCGTAATCAAATTTCCAGGATAAATCTGTGCAAAGCTTGGCTGGCCACCCTGAGAGTTTACAGAGATCCATGATGTCGTATTGAAAGTGACGTTAGATGCGTTCAAGTACCCGATGGCTGTGACCGTGTTGGCGCTCGTCACCTCGAGCTTTTGCAAAAGCATTTGTGCGCGGTTCAACAGGTCCCGAGACCCTATATCGCCGATGACGCCGCTCGAAACGGACGGGGCCAATCGAACAGCAAATGCAGGTACGACTGCACCACCGGTCGAGATGTTTATATTTGTATTTGCGTAGTTGAAAAAGTATCCACGATCCTGGTCAAAGTTTCCATCCATCAAAAAGGCTGAGCCCCAGTGCGTCAGGCTCGGGGTACACGTAACACTCACGAGAGTCACGGACGCCCCCGACAAGTGGCTCGAGGCTGCCTGACCTGTAAAAACACGGGCAATATCATTGACGTTATACGCAAGAGACGCTGGGCGTGTACACCCCGTGAAAGTGTTTGTTGTTTTGCCCGTGTACGAAATGAGCTCCTGGTCAATCTGGAGCGTTCCGGCCGGTGGGAAATATGTCGTCAGCTCGTTGATTGTGATGGTCGTCTGAGAGGCTGTTATGGCCGACGCGAGTGTACCCACGGCCGATTGACACTCGTTCACGAGCTCGTACCGAACAGGCATATTGCCCGTACGCATATAAGACTCGTCATTGAGGTTATTGTTTCGGATACGGTGAGCATAGACCCAGTTGCCGTCCGCCCCACGCATCATAAAGTCTATGAAACCCGCGCCGTACCACGTGTATTGAAGCCCGGTCATTTGCATCTTCGTGAGGTCCACCTTGAACCCGGATGCGCCGTTTCCGTCGATCGTGTCCCGGTTGAACTGACTCTGGGGCGTGCGAATTTCCTTGATGCGACACACGGTTGCTGGTGCGTTTGTTGGAATGTTCGACGCACCTCGGAACGGTGGATTGAACGTCAGAACACCCTGTCCCTGAATAGATGTGACTTGGTGCGTCATACCCTTGATCGTAATCTTATCATTCACGCGGAGCTGGTCCTGGAATCGCGTATTTGGTAGAACAAAGGTTGTTGCCGATGGCGTACCGCTGATGCTCACGGTGGCAGGTGAGAAACCTACGACCACAGTTCCGAGTGTCGTGGAGATGACCGAACACACGCCCAACGCGGCAAACCCTCCCAAAAGTGTCGTGTACATGTTCGCCTTGACTGTATGGCCCGTAGCAGGGATCGTCAGAGACGTGTCGCCGACGGAGACTGTAACGGGAGACGAGCCTGTCAGGGACCCAGTCGTACCCGTAAGAGTTCCGTACAAAACTTGCGAATTTATGTTTGTGTTCGCCGTTCCAGAAATTTGGAACGTCGATGACCGCTTGACGACAAAGAGCGTCTGACCATCATACTCCCAGAACATCCCGTTCTGGTCATCGAAACAGCCCGCACGTACGGAGGCTCCGTGCCAGGCTGACATGATGAAACGGGGCTGGTCGGCCAAAACAGCCGTCAGAGTACTTATTTGACCTGTCGAAAGTACGTTGATTGTTTTACTGTCTATGACCGAGTTCACTGTGTACGTTCCGTTCACATTTGGGGTCGAAACACCCTTGACGATGATCGTAGCACCCGGCTGAGGAGCACCGTGTGTTATGGATGTAGTTATCGTTATGTTCGACCCGACCGGAGCAGGGAGAGACGCTGCATCGATGCTCACAGACGCAATATCGTTGTTCGGGCAAAAGAGCGTTCCCGACGACCACAAAAGACCTTTGCCTGACTGGTACCGGAACACCTTCTTGGACTGACGAGTTATGGCTGCACCGTACGAAGGCTGGTTCGGGGTCATAAGGACACCTCCATCAAAAGGACGATGGACCGCGAACGAGTACGGATTCATATAAATATTGGAGATGGCTGCGGTTAGAGTAGCACCTGTAATTGTTGATGTAGAGACAATATTAAAGGTATTCAAACTCGTGACGTTCGAAACGAAAAAATTGCCGTTAAAAGAAGTACCGGCTGCGTTCGCCGTCAGAGGAGTTCCGGGCATGAGCCCGTGAGCCTGCGCAGTAGTAACGAAAACATTCGTTCCCGGAGACCCGTCGGCCGTGACGGTCAGCAGTGGAATTTTCACCTGACCGCTATTGAATATGCCACCACGGCGAAGAACTGTACCCGCCGTCTGGACGTTCGAGGAGGTGGTTGTCGAGACGAGACCTTTTGCTATGTAGTTGGCGGTGTTTGAAGTCGTGATGTTGTTAGCCGTAACCAAAAAGAAACCCTCGGCACGATCAGCATTTTTTTCTTGATTTGAAAGGGATTGGATGGAAATAACAGTTCCTATGGGTGGTGGTAAAGATGTAACGTTCGAAAAGTACACTGTTATATTGGACGTCGCTGTTCCATCACTCACAACATTCGAAACTGCCAAGTCCGTTCCTGGAATCTCAAAGAAACTTGGAAACCGGCGAAGTTCCTGGTACGTTTGCCACTTGGTTGCCTGGAGGCCGTACTCAAAATCTGCATCAATAAGCGATTGACCGAGGGACACGCGCTGGCGTTCGATAGCGTCTGTCCCGAAATCGTAGGGCCGCGTCTGGGTCAAGCCTTGGTAAAGACTTCCCTGCGTGCCGTTCAAATTCATTTCTATTAAGTTCGCAGAACTTATTTCAGGCGGAGCCCGGAGGTCACGTGTCACTCTCAATTTCGAGCGTCATAGACCAATCAAGTCCGTTGTTATTAATGATGTTTCCAAAACGATCCACGATTGTTATGATGAGACGATCAAGACGATTCGACCTGTCCGTCACAAGAACCTTTTGTTCCCAGTTTGAACTTTCCGTGTACTGAATGATACTTCCAGACCCTCCTGTGACTGGGACCTTATAGGTGATCTGCTGGCCGTCCAGAGAAGATGTCCCAATATTTTGGATCCAAATTGATATGTACGTATCAAAGTTGATGATATAGGCGTTTGTTCCCGTGATGGCAGTACCCACCTGTCCATTTGTAAACCCGAGGAACGAAAGGAGCGTCAGGGGCTGAACATTCATAGTCACATTTCCGGAGTTTGAAACAAACGAAAACTGATTCGTGACTGAAGATGAGCTAAACGTACCGACCGCATTCGTCACGGCGTTGTTCAGAGCGGCTGTCAGCGAAGCCAATGTGTAGTTACTTGGCGTTATTGTGTACACGACCGAGTTTACATTCATCGTGTTGTACGGTGCCCGAACGTTATAGAAGCCCACGGGGATCTGAGCATCCTTGAGGGCCGCTGAGCGAACGGCCCGATGGCGGTTTCCGAGAATAACAGTCGCCTGAAACGGATTTCCATTCTGTTTCAGGACTGAAGGCTGGCCGACCTGTCCGGAGTACGTCTCGACGGTTCCAGCCGAGGCCGTATCGACGTGGATCTGGTACGTATTCATTCTGTTTTATACTTAGCTTATTTTTCAAGCAGAGAGCCGCCCACACCATCGGCGATCGCATAGTCGCGCTGCTGGTCCTTCACGTACTCACCCGAGTCGCACAGACCACCTGGGGTCAGGCCCTGAGTGTAGTACGCCGCATTCTCGGACGGGCCTGGAACACAATCCAGGCCAATTTTGAGGTCAAAAATGCTCTTGGGGTCCGACCGGGCGTTGGGGCCGGCGGTCGTCACCAGAGGAGCAGGCTCGTAGTACGACTTGAACCCGCTGCCCTTGCCCTGGACCAGGATGACCAGGATTGCCAGGAGCAGACCGATGATGACCGCATGGACGAGCATCTTTCCAAACTTGAACGCCATTTACGAATAGTCTATATTTTTTTCGGGTCTCGAGTCCAAGTCGGCCTGCGGCCGACTTGTCCGGCCCCTGGCCTTTTTCAATTTTGAAAAGGAAAAGGGAGTCCAAGTCGGTCTTCGACCGACTTGTCCGGCCCCCGGGGCTCCAAGTCAGCCGGGGGCTGACTTGCGTTAAAGCCAACAATCACTTTTCTTCAAAAGTCTTAGACTATGGAGTTTTCTTTTGATACTGGAAATAGGGAGATGAAATTGAACGACGACGAGGCTGCAATGTTGGACGAGATTTCTATCGTTGCTCCTGAGAAGAAGGTTGCCATAAAGCCCAAGCCGTCTCGGCCGAGCCCGTTCGCCAAGCGTGTTCCAGGACCTTCAGCGCCTCCTCCGCAGGTCGACGACGGTCTGGACATGTTTATGAATCCTGGAAAGCGGACCGCACCACCCGTTCCACCTCCAGAGGAGTTTGACGGCGGGGAGGAGGGCGAAGAGTACGAAGGCGAGGGTCAGGAAGGGGGTGAGTTCCAGCCTGGAGG